AACCGTCCTCCGTATCCTGTCATACGCGTAAAACAGCCAGCGCTGACGTGATTTAGCACCGACGTAGCCCCACTGTTCGTCCATTTCAGCGCAGACAATCACATCACTGCCCGGTTGTATGCGCGAGGTTACCGACTGCGGCCTGAGTTTTTTAAGTGACGTAAAACCGTGTTGAGGCCAACGCCCATAATGCGTGCACTGGCGCGACATCCGACGCCATTCATGGCCATATCAATGATTTTCTGGTGCGTACCGGGCTGAGAGGCGGTGTAAGTGAACTGTAGTTGCCATGTTTTACGGCAATGAGAGCAGAGATAGCGCTGATGTCCGGCAGTGCTTTTGCCGTTACGCACCACGCCTTCAGTAGCGGAGCAGGAAGGACATCTGATGGAAATGGAAGCCACGCAAGCACCTTAAAATCACCATCATACACTAAATCAGTAAGTTGGCAGCATTACCTGATTCGATATCCTTTTTCCTGGCTTCAAGTTTTTGTTGCAATGCGCAGATTTCATGAAACCTTTTTGTTATTTCGTGTTCTGCGCTAAACATGCATTTATCTCTGGTCGGAGTAGGGAGCAATATATCTTCGCCGTTGCCGTCTTTCCCATATGAATACCATCCAACCCTTCTGCCAGATACAGTCAGATAAATTGAAGTAGAACGAATATCGCATGAGTAAAATGAACATCCCATCTTTTCAAGTTCTTCACTTATAGCTACCAACTTGGATGATAACTGATCCACTTCCTCAGTTTTCTTCTTCCCGCCAAACGCAACAACTCTGGCGTCAAGTGCAAGCTGGTTCTTTAGCTTTGTTACTTCTTCAAGTTCAGTGAACACCCCGGACTTAATTAAAGCGTTGCGTGCTATTACTTCTTTTATTCTCGTTGTTAAGCGGATTGATGACATATTAATTCCTCTCAAATAAGTGGTTTGCTACCTAATTTCATTTTCTGGCGACCAACACAAGTCATCTTGCTGTCAGCTGTTTTGATTTCCGGTAGCCTGCCGCGTAAATGGCTACGTTTGGAAGACATACACCAGTTTCTGGTTGCTTATGTCCAAACTCATTCGCGTACACAATGGCCGCTCGCTCCAGATTGCGTCTGTATTCTTTCTGTTGCCAGATCACGTCCTGTGCCATGAACTTAATTGGCTTAGCGTCTTCTATGCGCTCAGGCGTTTCGTGAGTACCTTTAGCCTGAATCTGCGCTCTGCTTAGAGTAGGGCGGTGTAATACTTCTGAACTTATTGCTTCTTCGCGGGCCAGCACGCCGTTAGCTAATGCCTTTGCCTTTAAACGCTCACGACGACGAGAACGTGAATTGCCTTTGAACTGAGTTCTGCGTGTCATATAGACCTCCTGATGAACTTTGGTGGTGTGGTAGGTGGGAGACCCATTTTGACCTGTTTCGGCCTACTTCAATTCGGCAATAGTCCCGCAGGCCTCGCCGCTTTACGTGCGACATATTCCCGTCCATGAACCCTTCACCACACCCCAAAGTTCACTTTGGTTATTGCGCTTTGTCAGCGCCGTAGATTCATATTCGAATCGTTGTATATTCACCGCCCTGGTGAGTAGTGCGTCCTGCTGATGGCTTAAAGATAATCTAGGTTATAGTGGTGGTCAATAACTTAATTTATGGATTCTGATAAATAAGTTATAAGTGATGGATAATAAAGGTATTTTATTTTTGTAAATGTTGCGGATTGGTCGGTATTGGAAGGGGGGCGCTGTATTGCTGGCGTGTTGGTTCGTGGTTTACCGCATTTGCGGCTGTTAAATATGGGGGACGATCGCGAGGCAAAGAAAACCCGGCGCGGAAGCCGGGTTTGAGATTTAGTTATTTTCAGCAGCTCGGATAAGAGCGGAAGTGCTGACGAACATGTTCGAGCTCACCGAAACGTATGCGGCAGTAACTGCGCACATAAACCGGCTTGTCGTGTTCGTAGATGAAGTCATCGCGATTAACATCGTGAGCCATAGCTTTTCTCCTGTTTTTGTATACAGCCTGTTTACCCGAACAGGTTGTAGTTTGTTGGGAGAACCGCTATCCTTGGCTTGCGGTTGCCAAGGGTGTAGCGGTAGGTAATCCTCCATACACTTCGGAAATACTGGATATATTTCCGACCCAAAAAGCCCCGTTCCCTCGGGGCTTTATTCTTTTGTTCCGCCATCAATCATCGCAAAAGATTCCACAATCAGACTGATACGCTTGGCTTCATCTTTTGTCAGGTCGCGAGGCAGGTTGCCAATGGTGACGATAAGATCTCCGCGCAATGGAATCGGCAGTTCAAATGTTTTTACACCAACCTGTACGTCAGTTACCGCCTTCTTCTTAGGTGCCATCTTTTTACGCTCCTTTTTTTTATTTACATCACCAACTGACACATTAATCTCACCATTCTGGTAGGAGATAAATTTATCAATAGCACTTTGCATCCGGCTTTTGTATGCCTGCAAAGATGATTCAGAGGGTTTGCTTTCTGCTGAGTCTGCGTACGAACTTGCTAAGTTGGCAACGCTATAATCACGGATATCGGCATCGGTGAAATCCGACCCAAGAACAGTAAGAAGGCGCAGGGAAGAGTCACGGAGATTGCGGGCTGTAGCATCATTGACGATACCAAGCTCAGGAAGCATCTGTAAGAAGTCCTGAAATGCTTTGATGGTGTAGCTTTTGGTTTGCATAAAAAAGCCTCATACAGTTGATGAGGCAATACTAATTTGATCGTCAAAACAAATCAAGACCCAAGAAACAATCGTTGATTCCTTTCTTTGTGACAATACAGTCAAATCAAGTTTTACAAGGATTACTTTTCTTCGATTACATTAAAGGCCGCACTTCTGCGACCATCCATCACCAAAATGTCTCTTCACTCATCCGAAGAAGCAGCAATCCGGGTCAGCACGCACAAGCTCAAGCGCATCAGTCAGCGAAAGTTCAGTACTGTACTGATGCCATTTCATATCCTTCCGCATCCAATAGATTTTCCATCTATCCAGAGAACGTATGTACTTGATTCTTGCTGATGGCAGGATGTTTGTTTCACCTGGGTTGCCCTGCCACACGGGGCGCTGTTCGCCGATATCTATCGTTTGGTCATTGATGCTATAAACAATATCCAGTTCATTGCGGATATGTTCAGGCGGCCTTATGCTTTCAATGAATTGGTGAACTTCTTTTTTGACCGCTTGATATTCAAGGTCAGTGAACGCCATCTATCCTCCTCACCCAAACGTTTCTTCAGGCCACTGGTTACCAGCTATGCGATGACCAGAATACTCTGCCAATAATCCTTACGGTTTTATGAAATTCATCTCTATCCATTACTTCATCCGGGTACTCTTCGCGATTTATTGATCTGATTATCACCGATGTAGGAGTGGCGATTAATGTTTTTACTCGCAACAAATCAGACTGGCAAATAGCGTAGGTTTTACCATCTCTGATGGTGGTATCTTGTGTGTTAACACCAACAACATCGCCATCGTGAAGAGTTGGTTCCATGCTTTGACCTGTTACCCTTACCAGCTTGGCAGAACTTTCAGTTACCCCCATCTTTTTCAGATAGTACTTTCTGAAAACCAAAGAGAACTCTGATGATTCTTCTATCTCGCAGCTACCGCTTCCAGCCGAAAACGAAACGTTAAGAAGAGGCAATGCGACAAACTCGTCATCGTTTTTTTTAATGTCTTCCCATACCACAGCTTTTAAAGATGACTCACGGATATTGGATGGTTCTTCATGTGTACCATCCCTCATTTCACCAATACCAGAACTAAGCCATTCAGGGCGTACTTTTAAAGCATTAGCTAACTCAACCATCTTGCGAGATCCGTTTGTTTTACCGGATGACATCTTCTGTATGGCTGGCTGAGATATTCCAACCATGTCCGCAAGCTGTGATTGCGACACCCCTGCCGATCTCATGGCTGCATTTAGTCTTTCTGCGAATGTTTTCATATCCACAAATCTATAACTACGGTTATCCAAAGTAAAATAATAAAGGTTATTGCTATTTTTTATAACTTGGGTTATCCTTGGTTATAAGTAATGGCTGAAAGAGGTATGCTCATGAATTTAGTAATTCAACGAGCCTTGAAGATTGTCGGTAGTCAAAAGCGGCTTGCCGACAAGTGTGGTGTAACGCAGCCAGCAGTACACAAATGGCGGAAAGGCGGGCAGGTTTCTCCAGAGAAAGTTACCGCCATCGTTAACGCCACTGGAGGGCAGATCAAGGCTTACGAAATTCGCCCAGATTTACCACACCTGTTTCCAAAACCGAATCAGGCAGCATAAGTAACACCGCTATTTTCACAATGGGCATTCGTCCTACGTCGCTGACAAAGCGAGTTCCAAGATATCTGACCAACTAAGGCCATATGCGTTTCCATGCATACCTTTCAACTAACTATTCACTATTGGAAATCTTAAGAAATGGAACAAACAAGTTACAGCAAACTATCACAGCGCGATGTTGATCGCGCAGAAACAGATTTACTCATCAACCTGTCAACGCTTACCCAGCGCGGTCTGGCAAAGATGATTGGCTGTCATGAATCGAAGATAAGCAGAACGGACTGGAGATTTATTGCTTCGGTCTTGTGTGCTTTCGGAATGGCATCAGACATCAGTCCGATTAGCAGGGCTTTTAAGTATGCGCTTGATGGACTCACCAATAAAAAACGCCCGGTGTGCAAGACCGAGCGTTCTGATCAAATACAAATGGAATTCTGAGGTCATTACTGGATCTATCAACAGGAGTAATTATGACATACGAAAATGACAAATTCCAGGTTCTGAAGAGCATGAAGGTGCCAGATGATTTTAAATCAAATGGCTTTGTTTATGTGCTTTCGAATGAGTGCATGCCAGGAATTTATAAGATTGGGATGACTAAGCATTCACCAGAAGTTAGGGCTAAAGAAATTTCAGCCTCTACTGGCGTTCCTAAGCCATTTAAGGTGATAGCAGCCTTTCATTCAAATAATCCCGCATCAGATGAAAAACTCATTCATAAAGCCTTTGCAAAAGAGAGGCTTAGTGATAATCGAGAGTTTTTCAAGCTTGAAGATAATGATCTTTCTGAATCTCTAAATGAAATAAGGGCGCTGGTTGGCCCTGAAAGAAATGGCGAGACGGCAGAATACGCAATTTACGACTCATTCATTTCTTTTCGCCATGAAAATGAGCTTGATCTTAATGAGGAGCTTATAGAGCAAGGTCTGGGTAGTGTAGTTGGTCTGAGGTAG